ATCCTGACCGCGCCCGGCCACCGGACAACGTTGATCCGGTTCAACCTCAATAGACCAACATGCCCACAGCTCGCGAAACCATCCTCGCCGCGCTGCACGCGCGGCTTTCCGCGTTACCCGCCACCGCCCTGCGCGGCGACGTGCTGCCCGAGCGCGTGCCTGCCGCTGGCCTCCTGATCCTGCGCGACGGCGAGCCGGGGGAGCCCGAGGTGACGCTGTCGCCGCTGCGCTACCACTACCAGCACCGCGCCGAGATCGAGGCGGTCGTGCAGGGTGCCACGCGTGACACCGCCTTCGACACGCTATGCGCCAGCATCGGCGCGGCGCTCGCCGCCGACCACACGCTGGGCGGTCTCTGCGACTGGGTCGAGGCAGAAGCGCCGCGTCCGGTCGATCTGCCGGTCGAGGGTGCCGCCAGCCTGAAGGCGGCGGTGATCCCGGTTATCTTGCACTATTCGACGGCCGACCCGCTCGGCTGACCCACTTCACCACAGGAGAACACAATGGCACGAGCCCATGGGGCGCGGGCGCAGATGGCGCTTGCGTTCGAGACCGTCTATGGAACCGCGCCCGCCTCGGGCTATCGGACGGTGCCTTTTGCCAGCACCACACTCGGCTCCGAACAGCCGCTGATCGCCTCGGAACTGCTGGGCCAGGGGCGCGACCCGTTGGCCCCGATCAAGGACGCAGTTACCGCCGATGGCGATGTCGTGGTGCCGATTGACGTCGAGAACTTCGGCCTCTGGCTGAAAGCGGCCTTCGGTCAGCCGACGACCACCGGCACGACGCCCAAGACCCACACCTTCCAGTCCGGCAACTGGACGCTGCCCAGCATGGCCATCGAGACGGCGATGCCTGAGGTGCCGCGCTACGCCATGTACACCGGCTGCGTTTGCGATCAGTTGTCGTGGCAGATGGCGCGGTCGGGCCTGCTGACCGCGACCGCCCGGCTGGTGGCACAGGGCGAGACCGTCGCGGCGGCCACGGCCGCTGGCACGCCCACTGCATTGGCGCTGCAGCGCTTCGGGCACTTCAACGGGGCGATCACTCGCAATGGCACGCCGCTCGGCAATGTCATCTCGGCCGAGGTCACCTATTCCAACGGCCTCGACCGGATCGAGACCATCCGCTCGGACGGGCGCATCGAGGGGGCCGACCCCGGCATGGCCGCGCTGACGGGCCGGGTGGAGGTGCGTTTCGCCGACTCCACGCTGATCACGCAGGCCATCGACGGCACGTCGTGCGAGCTGGTCTTCGCCTGGAGCCTCGGCGCGAACGCCAGCTTCACCATCACCGCGCATGCCGTCTACCTGCCGCGCCCCCGGATCGAGATCCCGGGCCCGCAGGGCATCCAGGCCACCTTCGACTGGCAGGCGGCCAAGGCCACAAGCCCCGCCCGCATGTGCACCGCCGTCCTCGTCAACACCGTCGCAACCTATTGAGAACGCCCGTCATGCTGACCCTCGACCTCACCAACGCGCCGCAGTGGTGCGACCTCATCCTTGGCGTGCGTGTCAAGCTGCGCCCACTGACCACCGCGCTGATGGTGTCCGCACGCGGCGATCCCGCGATTGCCGATCTGCCCGAGGGGGCGGCGACCGAGGAAGCCGCGCTCGCCATGGCCAAGGCGCTGGCGCGGCGCGCGATCCTCGCATGGGAAGGGATCGGCGATGCCGATGGCACTCCCATCGAGCCAAGCCCCGAGGCCATCGACGCGCTTCTCGACATCTGGCCTGCCTTCGAGGCGTTCCAGACCCTGTACGTCGCCAAGGCCCTCCTGCTGGACGCGGAAAAAAACGGCTCTGCGCCCTTGCCGACTGGTCCTTCGGTGGGGGCGAAGGCTACTGCACGGCCTGCGCAGGACCCTGTCCCGACTGCCCCGCGCGGCTGAACCGGCCGCTGACGCTGGAGGGCGCGCAGGTCTGGGACCTCGCGCAGCGGCTTGGCGGGCAGATGCGGGTCATCCCCGGCGCGGTGATCGGCTGGGACTTGGGCGCGGCGCTGGCCTTGGGCGCGGCCCTCGGCATCTCCTTGCCCGCCATCGCCGAACTGCTGCCCGCCATTGAGGCGGTGATGGTCCGCCGCGTCAACGAACAGATCGCAGCGAACCGCGACTGACCCCATTTGGAGCCCCGAACCCATGGCCGAGAAACGCGTCTCCGTCCGGCTCGCCGCCGTGGGCGGCCGCCAGGTGCGTGCCGAACTGGAGGGCGTAGGCGAGGCCGGGGCAAGGGGCCTCGGCCGCCTGTCGCGCGAGATGGAACTGGCGAACACCCGGCTGGCCGCCTTTGCGCGCCGAGCCGGTCTTGCCCTCGGGGCCGCCGCTGCCGCCGCGACAGCCTCGCTCGGCCTGATCGTCCGATCCACCGCCGAGAGTGCCGCGCAGATCCGCCAGTTCGCGCAGGTCGCCAATGCCACGTCGGAGGCGCTGCAGCGCTGGTCGTCCGGGGCGCGGACGGTCGGGATCGAGCAGGAGAAGTTGGCCGACATCCTGAAGGACGTGAACGACCGGGTCGGGGATTTCCTCCAGACCGGCGGCGGGCCGATGGCGGATTTCTTCGAGAACGTCGCGCCCCGCGTGGGCGTCACCGCCGACCAGTTCGCGCGGCTATCGGGGCCGGAAGCCCTCCAGCTCTATGTCGATACGCTGGAACGGGCGGGCCTGAGCCAGCAGGAGATGACCTTCTATCTTGAAGCCATGGCCTCGGACGCCACGCGCCTTCTGCCGCTGCTGCGCAACGGCGGGGCGGAGATGGCAAGGCTGGGTGAACAGGCTTCCGATCTCGGGGCAGTCTTGGACGCCGATGCGCTGGAAGCCCTGCGCCGCACGCAACTCGCGCTGGGCACCGTATCCCTCGTGTTCGACGGCCTCCGCAACCGGATCGCGGTCGCCATCGCTCCGACCATCGAGGCGCTGGCCAATACCTTTGTGGCGCTCGCCTCCGATGGCGGGATCCTGCGCTCGGCCATCGACACGCTGATCGGCAACCTCGGCCGTCTCGCCTCCTATGCCGCGACCTTCGCCACTGTCATGGCAGGGCGCTGGGTGGCTGGCCTTGCCGCCGCCGCCCTGTCAGTGCGCGGCCTCGCGACGGCGCTGGTGTTCCTGCGCGGCGCCCTGATCCGCACCGGCATCGGGGCGTTGATCGTTGGGGCGGGCGAGCTGGTCTACCAGTTCTCGCAGCTGGTCGCGCGGGTCGGCGGCGTGGGCGAGGCGTTTCGCCTCCTCGGCGATCTGGCCCGCGAGGTCTGGTCCCGCATCGGCCTGTCGCTGGATGCGGCGCTCGCGCGAATGGCGGCCGGATGGGAGGGCCTGAAGGCGGCCGGTCTCTCGGCGCTGGAAGGCACGATCGCAGGCGTTGTCAGCTTCGGCGACCGGACGGCCGCGATCTTCCAGGGGGCCTATGACGCCGCCGTGGCGATCTGGGGCAGCTTGCCCGGCGCCATCGGCGATTTCGCCTTCCAGGCCGCCAACGGGCTGATCTCCGGCGTCGAGGCGATGCTGAACGGCGTCGTCACCCGCATCAACAGCTTCATCGAGACCCTGAACGCGGCGCTGGCCTTGCTGCCCGAATGGGCGACAGGCGAAGGCGGGGTGCGGATCGGCATCCTCGATCCGGTGGAACTGGGCCGCATCGGCAATCCCTTCGAGGGAGCCGCGACCGCTGCAAGTGCCGCTGCCGCGGATGCCTTCTCGGCCGCACTGTCGCCGACCTATCTCGAGCCGCCCGATCTTGGTCTCAGCGCCATGGCCGACGATGCCCGCGCCCGGGCCGATGGCTATCGCGAAGCGGCAGGTATGCTCGCCGATGCCGCCGGTCGGCCGCTCGCCAGCTGGCAGGCGCTGAAGGATGCGGTGACCGGCACTCGGACCGAGGCAGAGACCGCCCTGGCAGGTGCCGCCGCTTCAGCCGATGCCCTGACCACCGGTCTGAACGATACGGCCACCGCCGCCGACGGCGCTGGTGGCGCAGCACGCAACGCGGGCGTTGCAGCCGCCGAGGGCGCGGACACGGCCCTGACCGGCTGGCAGGCCGTCACGGCGGCCCTCGCCGACTATGTCGCCAAGGCGCGCGACATCGGTGGGGATATCGGCGGCGCTCTGGTGGGGGCGTTCCAGAGCGCCGAGAACGCCATCGGCGACTTCGTGAAGACCGGGAAGCTCGATTTCCGCGATCTGGTCACCTCGATGATCGCCGATCTGGCGAAGCTCGCGGCGCGGCGTTTCATCCTCGGCCCGATTGCCAACGCCCTTTCCGGGGCGCTGGGCGGTGCGGGCGGGATCTTCGCCAACATCCTGCATGCGGGTGGGGTGGTCGGTGCCCCTGGTCCCGGCCGGATCATCCCCGCCTTGGCCCTCGCCAATGCCCCGCGCATGCACAACGGGGGCTGGGCCGGGCTGCGCCCGGACGAAATGCCCGCGATCCTGCAACGCGGGGAACGGGTGCTCTCCCGGCGTGAGGCGGCAGCGTACGGCCAGGTGGGCGCGTCCACCGTCAATGTCACGATCAACGCGCGGGATGCCGAGAGCTTCCGCCAGTCCCGAACGCAGGTCGCCAGCGACATCGCCCGCGCCGTGTCGCTGGGCCGGAGGGGGATGTGATGACGTTTCACGAGGTCCGGTTTCCGGACAACATCAGCCGCGGGGCACGCGGTGGTCCCGAGCGGCGCACGCAGATCGTCGAGCTCGCTTCTGGCGCCGAGGAGCGCAACGCCAGCTGGGCCAACAGCCGCCGCCGCTACGACGTCGCCTACGGCATCCGCCGCGCCGACGATCTGGCGGCGGTCGTCGCCTTCTTCGAGGCCCGGAATGGCCGCCTGCACGGCTTCCGCTTCAAGGACTGGGCCGACTTCAAGTCCTGCCTGCCATCGCAGACCCCTGGGGCAACCGACCAGCCGATCGGCACCGGGAACGGGGCAGCCACTCTGTTCCAGCTGACCAAACGCTACATC